NATGCAATTCCAAAAACTCATGGAAAAGCTGTCTGCCATGTTGATGCAAGCTAAAACAGCCAAGGATATTGAATCTGCCAGAGAAAAGACTACTCAAGCAATAGAAAATAAGGCTAATGCAGCCCTTGACCGTATAAAAGCTGCCAAAGAAATCGGACACATGGATATTGATAAACTGCTCGATATTTTAAGGTTTGTACTTGAAGTTGAGAACGCGGGCAAGGAGAAGGCTACTCAAACTGTAAAACCAAAATCTATAACCAAGAGGTAGGAGATGAAATTTGAAATGGGTGAACTACGCAGCTACGCAGCCCTCGATCTTCAAAGAAACATCGAGAGAGTTATCGAACAGCATCAAAAAGGCCCGAACTATTGGATATTGGTATACGCTGATCTCATTGGTGAAACCCAGATAGTTACCAAGATCATGCGATTAACCCAAAAGCCACCCAAGATGATTGGTACAATTTGCTATCGAGTTGATAATAGGAAAGGGCAGATGTGGCGAGAGTGGCTTTTGCCTCTTGATATTCCACGGGATGACGAGGTTATCTCTTTGGAGGAAGGCTTAGAGGAAATCGCAAAATTCGCACAAAATGTGCCCATAGTTTACTAGGAGATGACATGCTCAAGAAAGGGATAAAATTGAAATGTTGCGGTTGTGGAAATATATATGATGAGTGTATTAACGACATGCCAGGTACAGTTAGGATGAAAGATACACCAGATTTTCTAAAGAATGCAAGGCATGGAGACAATATAATACATACCTGCTCTAAGTGCGGGTATCAAACAAACACAATAAGGTTAATTAAAGAGTTATTTGAATAATGCCAGAGGCTTTCGAAAAATGTCGTCGTAATGGAGGCAGGATTCGCACAGTAACCGGGCCTAGTAAACGCTTTAACCTTGGCACAGGTGAATACAAGCATATTTGCTTTCTAAATGGAGAAGTCTATGAGGGTGAGCGTAAGACTAAGAAAAACTCTAAAAAATAGGGTGTACTTTCCGGGTATATAGATAAGGATGTAATTTTTTAACACGCTGCCGGTGTTCTCAACTGTAAAGTTGAACGGGCAAAAATGAGGTAGAAATGCCAGATAAACCAACGGGCGATAATGACCCCGCCGCCGGGGGTGGCGATGGGGGCAAAACTGTTCCTATCCATGTAGTAGAGAGTTTAAAAGACGAGTTGAAGGAAGTAAAACAAGAGATAGAGCTTCATAAAGATCAGATAAGACTTTATCAAGCTAACCAGGGTGTCCAGTCTCAAGGTGGAAAATTAGACGAAGGTGAAAATGATGATAATGTAGTTACCTTGGGTGAGGTTAAAAAGTTGATGGCTGGCCAGGAAAGCAAGATAGGTGGTCTTATTCAGGGGCTCGAAGTTAAAACCGACAATCCTGATTTTACTTCAACTGTCAATAAGTACATACCAATTCTTGTAAAAGAGCGACCTGATTTAGCTCAGGCGATTAAAAACTCCGGGAATCCGGCTCTCCTAGCATTTGAACTCTGCAAATCTCTTCCTCAATATAAGAAGGATCTCGCCGAGGCCGAGCTTAAGGCCACAGGTAAAGAAGGCGAGGGAGATAAAGAAGATGAGGAGCTAACTCCAGAAGCTAGGCGCATCATAGAGAACCAGGGTAAGCCTGGTGCTCCCAGCGGGGCGGCTGGTGGAGGCGGAGGTCAAAACACCGCAGAATACTATGGTAGTATGAGCGACGATGATTTGGAAAAAAAGATTCAGGAGACTATAGCTAAAGAAGGAAGCTAAACTAATTTTGGAGGAGTAAAATGGCCGACAACTTAACAACCACTACTGAAGTTGATCCGGGCGTGGCTGTGTTTTATGATAGGGTTCTTCTAAAGAGAGGGCTCCCTAAGTTAATCCATGGTTTGTTTGCTGATAAGAAACCTTTAGGTTCCAAGAAGGGTTCTACTATAAAGTTTCGCAGATATTCGGCACTTACGGTTGCCACTACTCCCCTTACTCAGGGTGTGACACCTCCGGGCCAAAAGCTGGCCAAGTCAGATCTCACGGCTACTGTGTCTCAGTATGGCGATTACGTTCATATTACAGATGTGGTAGATCTTACCGTTGAAGATCCACTCCTGACAATTGCCCATGAGGAGTTGGGCCTTCAGTTGGGTCAGACTGTAGATCAGATCGTAAGAGATATTATGGTTGCTTGTGCTTCTTTGACCCTATGTTCGGGTGGTGGAAATGCACAAACTCCAACCGAGTTTTCAAAGGCAGATATTGATGGTGTCGTAAAAACGCTGCTTGGTAACAATGCAGACTTTTTTACTCCGCTTGTCAAGGCTGCTAGTGGTCAGGGTACTACACCCATTAGACCCGCATTTTGGGGTCTTGCTCACACAGATCTGATTGATGCCATTGAAGCCGTTTCTGGCTTTAAGTCCACTTCCAATTACCCGGCTCAGTCTGGTGTATTGGATTCGGAGTGGGGCTCAACTGGTAACGTAAGGTGGTTACTTAGTTCTGTGGCTGACCGAACTCTTGGATCGCCTGATACTTATAGGTGTCCTATAGTAGGCAAACACGCTTACGGAATCGTAGATCTTGAGGGTGGAAACGCAAGAAGTATTGTAAAGCCATTCGGTTCTGGTGGAACTTCAGATCCATTAAACCAGAGGGCAACGGCTGGTTGGAAGATCATGTTTGTGGCCCGCATTCTGAATGATAACTTTATGAATATTCTCAGATGTTCGAACTTGGCTGGTTCGTAATAGTTGCCCTGCGGGGCATTATTACTTTTTGTTAATCTTTACTATGGATAATACCCGTTTGTAGGGGTTACGACTATTGTAGTACGCACCCCTGGGCGGCGATTATCTTTAGGGGGAAGTTATGGATATTAAAACTGGATATTTCAAATCTGATGGCAATACCCTCAATGTTATTTTGGGTTTTGTCCCTGATTACCTGGAAATTTATTTTGATTTCACTGGGGTGGCTGCTCCCACTATCTATAAGTGGAGTAAGGCTATTGCCGATGGTGCCTTAACAGGGCAGTATGGATTTCAGGATGCCAGTACAGGTGATTGGGTGGCTTGTGCAGATGCCGCTAATGGTATCGTTGCCTTTGATTCGTCTGGTGATTACGTCCTGATAGATTCTCCAATACCGGCTGCGGGCAAGAAAGCTACTGCGGTAAACACAACCGCATGGGCCTCACTTACTCCCGTAGCAAGGTCAGCTACAGTTATTGGTACAATCAAAAGACCGACTGTCAGGAATGGCAGAATCTACGAATGTACTACGCTGGTAGGTGCTGCAACGACAGAACCCACAACCTGGCCCACAACGCCTGGTGCAACAGTCCTAGACGGTGGCACTAACGTATGGACTTGTAGGATGGAAGAGGTTTGTCGAGGTGGCGGTAAGGGGTTTACATTAGGTGCGACACTCCAGAGTGATGAAGACTATGCCCACTTTATCGCTTACAGAACTGATAAGGATAGATACCTGGGCGACGCGGCAGACGGTGATTTGAGTATCATTTAAGTAAGACAACCAAAGAAAGGGGGGTTCTGAGAGATTCGAAGGGCCCCCCAATGTTGAACAGGAGACTTGCTATGCCTATAGAAGTTGAAGTATCTAGCAAGAAAGTCCGAGTCAATAACATCTTTAAAAACGAAAAATGTCTGTATGTTATTTTTATCAATAATGAATTTCCGAAGGCAGACCTCGAATTTTCGTTTGACAGGCGTAGATGGCACTTAAAGGATGGGGAGAAGTATAAACTTCCCTTCCATGTAATCGAGCACTTGAACGGCTTGGTTATCCCGGAAAGCAAGTATGAAACTGATGCAAATACTGGTCAGTTGGCTCACATATCTACGGTTATGAGACATCGGTTTACTTGTCACCCTGTTGATTTAGGGCAATTAGCGGGAATCAAAGACATGCCGGAAGAAGAGACAGACTCCGATCCCGGTAAAAAGAAGTAGGAGGAAAAATGGGTGGTTTAAGAAAGATA